CATTCGATGGTGGATTGAGTTCGAAGACGAATGCAAAAGAATCGGGGCAATCTCAATCTCAATACAAGTATCGTGGACCCGTCCAAGAAAAGCTTGATTATATTGAAAGCCTTACGACCAAGATTGGTCGCTTGTATTTGGACGAGGCTGAACCTATCAATCCTAAAGAGGGCGACAAGTGGATGAAGCCTAGTGGTGGATATGCCATCATGTTTGAACGTGTGGACGGTCAATGGGTTCGTAAGGTGGACACCGCTGATTTGAACAAGATTATCGAGACGATAACGACTGATGAAGTGATTGCAAAGAAGATTAGTGCTGGCTTGATTCAGTCATTAGAAATCAACGCAAGGCAAATCACAGCGGGCTCACTCGACTTGAATCGAATCTCAATCACGAATGGCAGCAAGCCAATCATGGAAGTTCGAGATGGGAAAATCTACTTCGATGTATCAAGTGTCGAGGACTTCAAGAAGCCAATCAAGGAAGTCGAAGCAAAGATTGAGATGAAGGCTGACAAGCTCATCACAGAAGACCAATTGAAGCATTTACAAGACCAACAGCTTGTCATGATGCAAGAGATGAAAGCAAAAGCGACTCTTGAGACGGTCTTAGAGTGGAAATCTAAATACGAAGCATTCGTCAAGTCAAACGAATCAGAGAGAAAGCAAGCACAAGATGACCTTGTGTCCCTCTCTCAACGTATGATTGGGATTCAAAACGATTTAGGCTCTATGACAGCTATTTGGAATGCTATCGACCGAAACATGAAATTCGGGAATGAAGGGCTCTCAATTGGGAATCCACAAGGAGATAGCTCGATTCTTGTGTCTGACAATCGAATTTCGATGATGAGTGGCGGGCGAGAAGTCATGAGCATATCCCAAGGTGTCATTCACATCGACAATGGTGTGTTCACGAAATCGATTCAAATTGGATACTATGTCGAATCACAATACAACGTAAATCCAAAATATAACGTAATTCGATACGTTGGTCCGTAGGAGGTGAAATATGACAATACAATATTTTAGCGGAAATTGGCATTCCTATCTTGAGTTTAATGTAACAACTTCCTCACAAGATAGAGTGGCGAATTTATCTGTTGCAAAAGTGACAGTTGCAATTGGATTTGAGCAAAACTGGCCGATTGAATTTAGTAACACTTATGGAGCATACGTTGGATTGCAAATGGCGGGGCAAACACATTATTTGCGATTCGGTGAATTGTTCCTCGATGGCTCAAAGAAGACACTTGGAACTGTTGAATTCACTGTCCCTCATGATGAAGATGGAAGTGCAACACGTAAATTGCAAGTGTGGACTGGTTCTACGGATGGAATCACGTACAATAATTGGTATCTAGGTTCTGTGGATACGAGTCAGGATATCACGTTCGCTAAGATTCCTAGAATGTCGAAGGTCGCATCCGTATCTGGAACGAGAGAACTCGGACAAGAGCTCACAATCACGCTTGACAGAAAGGTCGAATCGTTCACTCACCAAGTTTGGTATAAGGTATGGGGCTCTGATTGGTACGATTTAGGAACAGGACTTGGAACGACAGTCAAATTCACACCTTCTCCAGAGAACGCAAGAAAGAACGTAAATGTGGCATCGAGCACGTTTGATATTTGTGTTCGAACATTCGATGGTGACAAACAAATCGGAATTGATGAATATAGTGTTGGATGGTATATCGGGCTCCCTAGTGGAACACAACCAACGCTTGAGACCATTGAGCTTGTGGATAAGGCGAAAGCAACCAAAGACATTGTGGGCAAGAATACATTCGTCCAAACGTTCTCCGAGATGGTCGGAACGTTCAAAGGGATGGAGGGCACTTACGGATCCACAATCAAAACATTCCACGCTGAGGTCGTAGGTCAAAAGATGGCAATCACCTCGAATGGTGGCACATTCCAATTTTTCAAAAATTATGGTGATTACAATGTCGAAGCGTATGTCATCGATAGTCGTGGGCTCAAATCCAATGTTGTGACCGTACCAATCAAGGTGCTTCAATACTTCGCTCCAATACTTTCTTTTGAAGCGGTTCGAGGCGGTGGAGACCAACAAACGATTGTCGTTCGAAGAACGGCTCGCATCGCACCTCTCATGGTCGATGGAGTGCAAAAGAATCCAATGCGTTTGAAATTTAAGGTGAAACCTGCAAACGACGGTTACTTCACGGATAACAAGGGCGGAGGTATTGATTCCACAGTCATCAACTCGCTCACAAATTCGAATTCGGACTTATTTGGGACATTCTCTGCCGATAAGGCTTGGATTGTAGAAGGAACAATCTCAGATGCTTATGCGAGCTTCACATTCACTGCTCCAATCGTGGGTCCTGAAGAAGTAGTTCAATGTCGAACTCCAAAGGGGACAGGTTTTGGAAAGATTTGGGAACGAGGCTCAATTGATGCAAAAGGAGATATATATTCTCACAATGAGATTGTTCAAGTAGGAAGATTAACTCAAGTAAATGGAAAATCATTAAAGATGACAGGATCCGCAAATGACTTGATGAAAACTGGACTCTTCTATTCATATGGGATGAGCGACCTCCCTTCAAATTTGACTGGTTCTCAATTATATGGCTACATCCAAGTCAATACACATCCAAGTGATGAGAATTACGTGATGCAAACATATACACCGTATGATGCGAATGTAATTTACATGAGGAGAAAAACAAATTACGGATGGCAACCTTGGGTTCGATTTACGCCTAGCGATGTTCCAATTTCAGGACAATGGTCAAACGCAACATATCTGAACGGGTGGAGAAATTATAGCAACGATTATCACCCTGTACAGTATAAAGTGAACTCTGACGGGTCGATTGAGTTGCGAGGCAGTTGCAAAGGTGGAAATGCGACACAATGGAAAGAAGTGCTCAAGATTAACTTGCCGACAAAACTTGAAAAAACAACGTTCATCAGAGGGATGACGAAAGACTATAATTTGTGCACATTAACTGTTTATGAAGATGGAAGAATAGTAGTCGTTAAGGATGTAAACAACGATTGGTTATGCCTTGATGGAATCACAATAACAAATTAGGGGGCAAAAATATGAATTTAGAACAAGCAAAAACTCGCAAGACTCAACTTGAGAGAGAGATTGAAGTCGAAAAAGAAGAAATCTATACATTCTCGATTGATAAGTCGAAATTTGAGCAGCAAGCTCAAAATCTTCAAGACAAAATCGAATTTAAGAGTCGAGACCTCAACACCAAACAACAAGAAATCAACACTCTGGCAATAGCAATCGAGGTCATGGAACGATGATGGCGGATCTAGAAATCAAGTTACTTGTAGAACATTTACACTCGTTATTCAAAAGTCCGTATATTCAAATTTTGTTTTGGTTGATTTTTTTTGATGTAATCTCCGGATACATCAAAGCTTTCAAATTAAAAAAATTTGATAGTAAAACGAGCACAAATGGGCTACTCAGACATATTCTTGTTGTATTAGTAGTCACGATAGTATCCCTATATGCTAGAGCTCTCGGTCACAGAGAGATAGGGATAACCACATGTCTATTCTTTATTATGAGTTATGTTGGGTCGCTGATGGAGAACTGGGAAGCGTTGGGCTTACCATTTCCCGAAGCGTTGAGACCGTACATCAACCAAATGCGGAAGAATCAAGAAAAGAAATTACAAAAAATAATCGAAATTGAAATCGAAAAGAAAGAGGATGAATGAACATGGAACAATTACAAGCAACAATCGTCAATGGAATCGTGAGCATCTTAGTTGTGCTAGTAGGTTTAGCGTTCACAGGATTGAAGGGATTCATCCAAACTAAAGCGACAGAATTGAAAGCCAAAACAGATGCTAAGAACTACGAGCTTGCAAAATCAATCACTCAAACAGTCGTAAATGCTGTGGAACAAATCTTCCGAGATGTTCAAAACGCAAGTCAAGACAAGTTCCAAGTGGCTTTCGATAATGTGACGAAAGAGCTTGAAAAAGCTGGAATCAATTTGGATGATGAATCCAAGAGAGTATTGATTGAATCTGTCGTGAATGGATTCAACGAGTTGAAGAAAATTGAAGGGTAAGAATACGGATCCACAGAGGGCTCATTGCGAGTCCTCTTTTTATTTGAAGGAAGGAGGAGCGTATGGAAAAAACAATCGAAAGACATTTGAGTATTACATCAGCCAATCGAGTCGTTGAGACATTAAATCATGAAATTTACAGTCATGACAAAGGAACAGCAACATTCAAGTTCACTATTGATGAGTTGACAGCTTCTAAAGTACTATGCTTGTTCTATTTTAAATACACAAAACGCTACAAAACAGTTGAGGCAACAATCTCAGAAAATACAATTACAGTTCCATTTGATAGCTCACTAATCACTACCGATGAACCTGTTGTGGGCTATATCTATTTTGAAAAAGTAGAGAAATCAACGGATGTTTACTCATTCTTATTCAATGTACGTGTTAGTGAAATTGATA